CTCTCGAGTTCTTGACAGACATCATTCTGCACAAGAACGGCACTGAGCAGCGCATTGCGCTGAGAAAGAATCCCCGACAATTCTTTGATTGGACGTTTTTGATGGAGGATAGCCAGGAACGAAACATCCTGGATAACCTCCTCTTCGACTTCCAGTCCAGAACGTTCGGTATTCCTCAGTGGCACGAGATGACTTGTGTAGCTTCGGACATCACGGCAAACGACACGACGATCACCGTCGACAGCACGGACTACGCAGACTATCGGACTGACGAGCTCGCGATCATCTACGAAAGCCAGACCAAGTTTGATGTGCTGACGATCTCCTCGTTCACAGCGAGCACGATCACCTTCACGTCCGGAACGCTCAACTCTTACACTGCAGCGGACAACGTTCTCGTGATGCCGTTGCGTATTGCAGCCATTACTCGAACGGTGCAAGGCAAGCGTTTCCCCTCGGGCGTCTTGGAGCAGAAGATTCAGTTCCGTGTCAAGGAGAACGATGCCAACCTCGCCGACACCACCGGTTGGGACACCTTCAACTCGAAGGTGCTCGTCAATGATTGCAATGTGGTCACGGGTGGGATGCAAGAGAACTTCACTCAGAAGGTCCGATTCTTGGACAGTGAAACCGGTCTGACCTTTGAGGATAGCTCTTGGGACCACAACAAGCGCATCTCGGTCAAGAAGTTTTGGGCTCAGACTCGTGAAGAGTACTGGAAAGTCCGCAAGCTCCTGCACGCCTTCCGAGGACGGCAGATCTCCTTCTACCTGCCCACCTTCTCTACGGACTTGGAGCTAGACCAAGATCTCTCCTCCGGCCTCAACACGATGCTGATCAAGCATGTGGGCTACACCAACTTCGTCCGTGAGCGGGTTCCTCGAAATGTGATCCGAGTAATCTTTGAAGACGGATCTACTCCTTTGATTCGGACCATCAATAGCTCGGTGGAGACCAGCGCAACAACGGAAACGTTGACTGTAGATAGTGCTTGGCCGTCCAACATTACGATTGCCGAGGTCAAGAGAATTGAATATGTTGAGCTTGTCCGAGCCAACAGCGATCGAGTAACGATTGACCATCGAATTGGTCGCAGATCGACTGTGTTTGAGATGCCTGTGTTTAGTCTGTTCGAATGACATTCCTCACCAACGAATCCAGCCTTGAATCAGGGCAACCTATTGAGGTGTACGAAATCCTGGCCAACGGGACAACGTTCAGGTACACCTCCGCTGAGGACAACGTCACGTTCAGTGGTAACACCTATGAGGCTATTCCGATCAAGCGGTCAGAGACCAGCAGTGGTCCAGAGGAGCGAGACTTCAAGCTGACGATTGAGATGCCCACCTCAATGGCCTTGCCTCAACTCTACACCCTCATCCCGCCGGCCCAACAGCCCAGTGTTACGATCACCAAGATCCACCGATCGGACCTTGGCACGCCTGACACCATCCTCGTCTTCAAGGGCCAGATCGAATCCGTGGGATATGAGCGGGACATGAAGATCTGCAAGTTTTCGGTCATCCCTGAAATCTCTGCGATCAGCCGAAACATCCCGCGTCGTCGCTATCGCTCGCTGTGCAACCATGTCCTCTATGACAGCCGCTGCACTGTGTCCGAGGCTGCCTTTACCTTCACTGGTCTAGTCTCTGCGGTCAGCGGTAATGTGATCACTGTGACCGGAGCCAACGGCGAGGCCGATGATTACTACACCTCCGGTTACATTAGGAACAGCGCCGGCACTGAGTTTCGGTCTATCATCGACCACACTGGGAACGATATCACGGTTTTTGTCCCTTTTCCGACCAGTATTGTTGGCGAAAGCGTGACTCTTTTTGCAGGATGTGACCACACAATCGCTACCTGCAAAACGAAGTTCGATAACGTCATCAACTTCGGTGGATACAAATTCGTCCCCAAAAAGAACATCTTCGAATCGGGTCTTGACTAATGGGTTTTTGGCTAAGCTTGTTCATTCAATTGGCGATCTTCGTCGCCGTCGAGCTTATGAAGCCCAAGCCCGACATCGAAAACGCCAAGCCTGGAGGCGAGGGAGATTTCCAGTTTCCCACCGCTACTGAAGAGCGTTCTCTTCAGATCTTGTTTGGAACGACCGAGATCCCTGGTCCCAACATGATCTGGTACGGAGACATCCGCACCGAGGCTATCACTGTTGACGTTCGCCGAAACATCTTCAGCTCTTACGAGCAGATCGTTGGGTTCAAGTATTACGTTGGCATCCAACTAGGTCTTGGTCACGGAGAGTTTGGCAAGATCTTGAATTGGCGCGTCGGCGACACTGAGCTCTTCAATGGATCGTTGACCGATGGGAACGTCACTTCGATCAACCTACCCAAGCTCTTTGGCGGTGACCAGGTTGGAAACGGAGGAATGGTTGGAGACCTGCGCTTCTTTGCAGGGTCTGCTAGCCAAGCCGTTTCTGACTACCTCTCGACCAAGAGTGTTGAAACGTTCACCATTACCAACGGTGGAACCGGTTGGGTAGAAGGAGAAGAACTCACGGTCACGGGTAGCTCCCCTGTTGAGGCTGCGGTCTTCAGAGTTCGGGCAACCGGTGGTGGAGGCGTGGTCACTCAGCTTCGATTGCTAGACCCTGGCAAGTATCCTGCTAACATCGCAGACCCCTCCACCTTCTCCACGTTCACTGGTGGATCTGGTTCAGGATTGGAAGTAGAGGTCACGTTCGATGCTGTGTTCCAATCGGAACAAGGTGACACTCCTGCTTATCGCCACACCGCCTATGTTCTCTGGGAAGGCGGCTATGTAGGCAACAGCACCACTATTAAACCATGGAGCTTTGTCTGCCAGCGAATCGGTACTGGTCCAGTATCGGCGAGCTTTGAATTGGTCAACAGCTTCGACATGAACCCGGCCAACGTCATCTATGAGATCTTGATCGATGACGATTGGGGACTGAAGCAGCCGATATCTCTGATCGACACGTCCAACTTTGCCTCCGTTGGAGAGACTCTCTTCAATGAAGGCAACGGCTTCTCCATGAACGTTGACCGGGAAATGGAAGCCACCGACCTTCTTCGTTTGGTCGAACAGCAAATCGATGGTGTGGTGTTCCAGGACATCTCCACCGGTCTGTGGAAGATCAAACTAGCTCGGAACGACTACAACATCGACACCGTCCCGCAGTTGACCGAAGATACGTGTGAGGTGATCTCCTTCTCCCGAGGTACTTGGAAGGGGACCATCAACGATATCAGCGTCGCGTATACTGACCGAAACGACGACTACAAGCGGACCTACGCGGCTGCCCAAGATATGGGCAACTTCCAGATCCAGGACTTCAACACCGTCGCTACGTCGATGCAGTTCCCCGGTGTCAAGGATCGGACACTAGCTAACTCAATTGCTTGGCGGGAACTTCGGACTCAAAGCTATCCCTTGTCCAAAGCGCAAGTCAGAGTCGACCGTAGTTTCTACGCCGTCAACCCTGGCGATGTGGTCGCGTTTACCGATGGGGACCTGATGCTGACCAAACTCCCGATGCGGATCCAAGCGATCAACTATGGGACGTTGGACGACAGCAAGATCACGCTGGACCTTGTCCAAGACATCTTCGAGTTCCGTGCTGGCGCTTTCGCCGATGGCGACGATACCGGTTGGAGTCCGCCGAGCGACACTCTCCTGGCCTTCTTCTCGGACGAGCAGCTCGCCTTCGAGGCTCCTCGAGCGTTCTTGATTCGAGATCCGAGCTCCTTTGGTTCCCTTTCGTCCAAGATCTGGTGTGGCGCCCGTGCTAGAGGCCCCGAGGCTGCCTTCGCGGTTGTCCAAAGGAATGCCTCCGGCACGCCCGCTGGCTCCTTCACAGAGGTGGCGGAAGGGTTCACCTTCATGAAGATCGGGGAATTGAAGTCGGCGCTGGCGTCGGGATCGTCGTATCCCCTCTCCACTCTGCTGATCGAGACCTCCCCGGACGACCAGGCGACTCTGAACGCTGCCTTCAACACGGCTACCGACGCTGACGATCTGGGCACCAATCTGGTCAATCTGATCTTGGTTGACAATGAGTTCATGCTGGTCGAGTCTGCTCAAACCAGCGGGCAGGACGTGCAGCTCAACAACGTCTACCGTGGCGCCCTGGACTCTGGTCAGGCTGGACACATCATCCGATCGGACGTCTACGTGCTCTCTGCGGGCGGTGTTCTATCGGACGAAGGCTTCCCGTCGACCAACAACATCGATGTGAAACTTCTTCCGCGTTCGATCTTCGGCACCTTGACCGAAGGGGATGCGACCACGATCTCGTTCACCCTGGCCGATCGCTGGCGCCGTCCGTATCCTCCCTCCGAGGTGTCGCTGGGCGGAAGCGCGTTTCCTGCCTCGGTGAGCCTGGAAGCCACCGGAACCGATGAGACCTTTGGGATCGATGTAAGCTTTAAGCGAAGAGATTTCCGCATCGAGAACGAGATCTCTCAGCTCGGCACCGATGCTGAAGACATCTTCCCTGACCACGACACGGCCAACACGATCACCCATACCATTGAAGTGGTCGACGATCCGGACGGAACTCCGACGAGTCTGTTCACCAATACCGTAGCGAACACCTTCACGACCGACACCTTGGACCGTAACGAGATCCTCAAGGCGACCGATGGCGTGCTGCCGACCAGGATGAGAGTGGACCTCAAGTCGTCACATACTTTCGAGTCAGTTGTCTATGCTTCAACTCAAGGCTTGGTCTTTGATTTCAATGTAACTACTGCATTGACTGGAGATTTCAATTTCGGAGCTCTTGATACTAATGAAGTCTCTAATGTTTACACAGCCACCGTTGCGGGCACTTATTCTTTCTCACTATTCAGCGCACTACCGAACGGAAGTGCTATTGTTGAGTACCGGTTGAATGGTGGTTCGTTCACCACTTTGATTTCGGCAGGAGGCACCAGCGGGAACATTGCTGGCGTCGTTGCCACCGACACGATCGAAATCCGTCACGACGACGCAACCGCTGATTTCACCAGATTCCTAACAATGACCGCGCCCGTTACTGGACAGGACGGATACGCGGTTCTCTACAGCTAATGAAAGACAGAATCATTGCAGTGTTGTGTTTGTTTTTGTCTTCTTTGGTAGGAATCGGCTGGGCTTTAGAAGTTCCGTGGATGTTGAGCATGTTGCCCGGAACAGTCACTATGAAGCCGTTAACGGCTTTGTGTTTTGGACTCACCGCTGCTTCCTCGGTACTCTTGTCCATACGTTCGAAAGCGGCTAAGGAAACAGCGATTGCTCCAGCCTTGGCAGTTATGGCGATCATGTTCGCCTCGATGTCAACACATTCTCCGGTGTTTTCATTTGCCCAAGAGCCTGTTCACTTAGCTGTTCAATCAGAAGCTCCAGGGCTTCCTAGTTTAGGCACAATGATTTGCTTCCAACTACTGTCATTATCAGTAATTGGAATAGCGTTGAAAAGACGTTGGGCAAAACTAGCTTCAATTATTCCCGTAATTGCGGGAGCTGTTGGACTCCTTGGGTATATATTCAATATCCCCATCCTCTTCTACAGGCTTGAAGGCGTTTCAACAGCTATGGCAATTCTCACTTGTTTGATGTTTATTGCGTTAGGTGTAGAACGATTTCGATATCAAACAAAACAATGATTTCATCTTATACGTTCGCGAGAATGATCTGTGTAGGCGCCGGTACTCTTAGTACCCTTTCTATAGGAGCTCTTTTCGGCGCAGCAGACGTTACTCCCGAACAAATTCAGCTCAATGCGGTCGAGATGATCGCCGTGATCGCAGTGACTGGAAGTGCTGCCTGGACCGCTGCGTGGTGGCTGGCGAAGAGAGACAGAAAAATTGACCAGCTTGAGGCTGAGATCAAAAGGCTGATCGATCAAAACAAAAAGAAGGACTAGCTCTTCAGGTTTTGGTCCGCTACGATATCCGTGTCCAAGCGAGGTTCGTTGCACACTACTGCCGTTTGTGCTGGTGCGGGCTCCTGCTCCTCCCTTTTCCTCTACCCGCACCTAGCGGCCTCCTTGGACACCTCCCCTCCCCATGCAGTTCAAGACCACCCCGTACGCCCACCAACTCGAGGAACTCAACCACAGCAAAGACCTAGAGAACCGAGCTTTCTTCTGGGAACCAGGCTGTGGGAAGTCTAAGCCAGCGCTAGATACCGGCGCTCATCTGTTCGAGCAGGAAAAAATTGACGGTATCCTGATCGTCGCTCCCAACGGGGTCGATCGGAACTGGCACGCTAAGGAGATCCCTGACCACCTAGCCCCCAGTCACACTTCCTTTCTATGGAAGACCAAGAAGGCGAAGCAGAAAGGCTTCATCGATTCTTGGAAGGTGTTCAAGACAACTAAGGGTCTGAAGATTATGTGCGTCAGCTACGACGCAATCATGACCCCTCCTGGTGAGAAAGCGGTCCGATGGTTCCTCGACAAGCATCGGACCCTCTTCATTTTGGACGAGAGCCACAAGATCAAGACCCCGGGAGCGAAGAGGACGATTCGGGTTAGGGCCCTCGGCAAGTACGCCAAGTATCGCCGGATCTTGACCGGTACGCCCGTCACCAACTGCGCCTTTGACGTCTACTCGCAGTTGAAGTTCCTGAGCGATGATGTCTGGGATTGCGTCGGGGCCCGGAGCATCTCTGCGTTCAGGTCGGTCTTCGGAGAGTTTCATCTCGTCCAAGCTGGTGGCCGTACTTTCAATCATCTGGTCAGCTACAAGAACATGGATCTGTTGAAGTCCATCGTGGACAAGTACGGATCCAGGCTCTGCAAGGAAGACGTTCTCGACCTTCCGCCCAAGACCTACAGCCAGGTCTACTTCGAGATGAACGCAAAGCAGAAGGCTGCCTACCGGGATCTCAAAGAAGACGGGATGGCCGAGATCGAGAACTTCACGGTCGAGGTGGACTTGGTTGTCCAACTCCTGACACGGCTGCAGCAAGTCACGTCCAACTACCTCCCCGATGTCGATGGGAACCCTCGAATCTTGGACAAGACCAACCCTCGTATCCTCTGCCTGAAAAATATTCTCGAGGGGATCGAGGAGCCGATGATCATCTGGGCCAAGTACAACATGGACATTGATCTGATTGAGTTCTTGCTCAATCGGATGAACATCCCTTACTGTGTCTTTGATGGACGGACCAGTGACGAAGATCGCGCCGATGCAGTCGACGGTTTCCAGGAAGGCCGCTACAAAGTGTTCCTCGGCAAGCCTTCTGCGGCCGGGACAGGACTTACACTGCACGCTGCGAAAACGGTGGTGTACTACAACAACACCTACAACCTGGCTGATAGAATCCAATCTGAGGATCGAGCCCACCGTGTTGGACAAACCGCGTCCGTTCATTACATCGACATCATCGCCGAAGACACCATCGACGAGCACATAGTGAAGGCCCTGCAAGACAAGATCGAAGTAAGCGCCGCCGTCACCGGAGACAGGATCAAACAATGGCTGAAGTGAAAGTCCCTCAAGAGATCGCAATGTGGGGTCCTTATAAGGACTCTTTCGATCAGGATTGGTATTGCCTCTATGATCCTGATGACCATCCTCCGGAACCTGAAGTCAATGACAACGGGGGATATCCTCTTCACTTGCCAGGCAAAGATGCAAGCTATGGGGTGTTTCCCAAAGAAATAGCTGAAGAGATTGTGAAACGATACAACGAACATAATCAGTTGAAACTGTTCCGGTAGATCAATGGCTGACCAATCCCCCATGGACACCCTCTCCTCTTACTTCGAGGAGCGCGAAGAACTCCAAGCCTCCATCAAGGAGATGGACGAGATCTTGTCCAAAAAGAAGAGTGAGCTGCGGAACCTGGAAGAAAATCTGATTCCATCTCTGATGGAAGAAATGAACTGCTACACGTTCCGGGATCGCAACGGTCGCGGCTTTGACCTCACCTTCAAGTATCGCGGATCGATCCGCGCTGACTCACGAGCCAAGGCTTTCCAATGGCTCGAAGAAAACGGACACGGAGGCTTGATCAAGCGTGGTGTTTCCGTAGAATTCAACAAGGACCAAGAGCAAGCCGCTGTTGGTCTTCTTCACGACTTGAAAGGCACTTACCCCCACGCTGAAATGAGCCGCAAGGTACACCCCTCTACCTTCGACGCATTCGTGCGAGAGTGCCAATCAAAAGGAATCAACTTGCCGGATGAGTTCTTCTCTGTGTATGCTCAGCCGAAGTTGAAGGTAACTAAATAACAACGATAACAATGACAGACGAAATCCAAGAATTCCAATTCCAATCCGCAGCGATTGTGCCCGCCGGTAACGAGAACCTCGGTGCTGGCTTCGAAGATACCGAGCCGACGACCCAACGTCAGCCTTGGCTCAAGCTGATTCAGTCGAACAGCCCTGAGCTCAAGCCTGACCACGAGCGTTACCTCGCTGATGCCCGTCAAGGCATGTTCGTGAACTCGGCGAGTGGCCGCATCTTCACGAGTCCCCTTACCTTGATCCCGGTTCGCTACAGCCGTTCTTTCGTGGAGTGGACTGAAGAAGGCCGCGTTGTTGGCCGCTACACTGCCCAAGACGACACTGTTCGTCGGGCGATCAGTGCAAACGGCAACAGCACGATCAAGTTGAAGAACCCCAGCTCGGGCAATTCGATCAATGATACTCGCTACCTGTTTGCTCTGGTGGTGGAGTCGACGGACCTCACTGAAGTCAACCTTGAGAACGCTGAGCCCGTGGTCATCGCTTTCAAGTCGACTCAGATCAAGCCGATCGAAACCACTATCCGAACGATGCGTAACATCGTCATGCAAGGAAATTCGGCGCGTGAGTTCTTCTCGTTCGCTTTGAGCCTGTCTTCGTACTCCACGGAGAACAAGCAAAAGCAGCAGTACTACGCTCCGAAGATCGAAGTCCTCCAAGAGGAAGTAAGCGAAGCTCTCCAAGCGCAGGGTGCAGCCTTCTATCAGTTCTTGGTCGATGGTGGCCTTGACCAAGTGCTTCGAACTGAAGCGAATGTTGGTTCCACTGGTACAGACGGTTCCGTAACCGTTGTGGACGCCACGGTCGAAGACTCCCCCTACTGATCAGCGCTACCTTTGAGGAGCCGTCTATCGGAGAGGGTAGGCGGCTCCTCTTTCTATCCCCATGGAATGGTCTCCCCAACAACAGGCCGGTATCTCGGCCGTGGAGAAGTGGTTTAGCTCCCCTGACCGCAAACCGGTGTTTCGGCTCTTCGGTTTCGCTGGTACGGGCAAAACCAGTATGGCGCGTCATATCTCAGAGATGGCGTCCTACCCCTTCTTCGCTGCCTTCACTGGTAAGGCCGCTTCGGTGCTGGCCTCCAAAGGCTGCCCCAACGCCTCAACGATTCACTCTCTGATCTATCGTCCACAGCAGAAGGGGACCAACAAACTCCTCGAGCTTCGGACCAAGATCAGAGATGAGAAGAAAAAGGACGCGCCCAACTACGATCGAATCGAGCTCCTGAACAGGGAGATCGAGATCGAGGAAAAGAACCTGGATCGTCCCATGTTCCAGCTCCTGTCCGAGTCTCGTCTGCTCGAGAGTGACCTTCTGATCTTGGACGAAGTGTCCATGATTGGGAAGCAGATGTCCGACGATCTCGTTGAGTTCGGTGTGCCCATCTTAGCCCTCGGCGACCCTGGACAGCTCCCACCGATCAAAGACTCCTGCCCCTTCACTCAGAAGGGCCCCGACGTTCTCCTAACCGAGATCCACCGGCAAGCTGAGAACTCCGACGTCCTCAAGCTCGCGACCAAGGTCAGGAAAGAGGAAGCCCTGCAGATCGGTCAGTATGGAGAGTCGGAGGTTTGCCGCAAAGGCAAATACGACATCCACGCCCTAGCTGAGTTCGATCAGATCTTGGTCGGCAAGAACACCTCGCGCGTGTTCGTGAACACTCAGATCCGAAGGCAAGTCAAGAAGTTTGACAGCCCCTTCCCGGTCGAGGGAGACAAGATCATCTGCCTCAAGAACAACCATAAGACTGGTCTAATGAACGGCACCTTGTGGAAGGTGCTCAAGGTGATCAACCACGACACGGACGCGGAGCTGATCAAACTCGCCGTCGAGAGCGAGGATGACGGTGAGCAGAAGATCGTCCAGGTCTATGAGGAGCTGTTCACTGGGGCGGATTATATTCCTCGCCACCGCTGGGGCATCGCAGAACGGTTCGACTTTGGCTACGCCATTACGGTTCACAAGGCGCAAGGGTCGGAATGGAAGAATGTTTGTGTGATTGATGAGAGCTCTTCCTTCAGGAAGGACCAAGTCAAGCACTTGTATACGGCAATAACTAGGGCATCTGAAAGAGTATTGGTAATCCAACAATGACCGGTCCGAAGACTGACGCTTCACAAAAGTTCCACGCCTTCAAGTATCGCGCTCCGGGGGAGACGTTCTATGCGTCCATGACGCGCATTGCTTCTGGTCTTCAGGAGGACCCTGAACACTTTCAGAAATTTCGAAAGATTTTGTTGAATCAGAGGTTCTTACCTGGAGGAAGGATCCAATCTGCTATTGGAAGCACAAAGAGTGTTACAGCATTCAATTGCTATATGGCCCCGACTATTGCTGATTCATTTACTGAAGGCCCTAACTCTATCAGTAAAGTGTTTGAGTATGCATGTGAAACCATGCGAATGGGAGGTGGAATTGGATATGATTTTTCCAGTCTACGTCCAAGAGGAGAGTTGATTAAGAAGCTGGACTCACAGAGTTCTGGTCCTGTGCAATTCATGAGCATCTTCGATGCAGCGTGCAAATGCATTGCAAGCTCTGGTCATCGTCGTGGTGCTCAAATGGGAGTGTTGCGCGTAGATCATCCTGATATCGAGGAGTTCATCCACGCTAAGCAAGACGGCCACAGCCTGACCAATTTCAATATCTCCGTCGCAGTGACAGACAAATTCATGGAAGCGGTCACGGAGGATGCTGATTTCGATCTGGTCTTCGAGGGAAAGGTCTACAAGACCATTAAAGCTCGTAACCTGTGGGAAACCATTATGAGATCTACCTGGAAATGGTCAGAACCGGGTGTGATTTTCATTGATCAAATCAATCGAATGAACAACCTGTGGTACACAGAGAAAATAGCTGGAACGAATCCTTGTGTAACTGCGGACACTAAAGTCTTGACCAAAGAAGGATATAGGCGAATCAATCTTTTGGTTGAAAAAGAGGTCGACATTTGGAACGGGTTTGAATGGTCTAAAGTAACCCCTCGAGTTACCGGAGAAAATGAAGACATTCTAATTGTAGAGCTTAGTGATGGAACTTCTTTGGAATGCACTAAGTATCACGAATTCATTCTGAACACTGGAGAACGAATTCAAGCTAAGAAGCTTCAAGAAGGTGATCGATTGCAGAAGCACGAGATGCCTGTCATTGAAGGAGAAGACACTCCTGATTGGCACGATCGATCAGCCTATGAGCAAGGATTCTTCTCTGGAGATGGATGGCACGACCAAAGAGGAAGAGACTATGTTGGTCTCTATGGAAAGAAGAAAGAGCTTGTAGAGCATTTCAATCCTCAAAGCGTTCGTGAGTACAAGATTAGTGGAGGGTTTGAAGGAACTGATACCACTCAAACAAAACTATATTTGTACTTAGGTCAAAACGTAATGAGGCCTAAGACTTGGGTCCCTAGTCTCGGAGACGGGCTCCAAAGTGTTAAGTACAGACTAGAGTGGCTTGCTGGGGTTTTTGATGCAGACGGATGTTCTGTTAGAGACAAAAACAGTGTTGCCATTCAATTGTCTTCAAAAGATCGCTATTTCCTAAACAAAGTGCAGCTTATGTTGCACACCCTTGGAACTAAAAGTGTTGTGTCTTCGATGAATGATTATTGGAGACTTTCTATTTCAGCAAACAGGGTTAAGCAATTAGAGAAGCTCGGATTCAATCCAAAACGTCTTGATATCTCAAACAACAACCCGCAAAGAGACGCTTCTAGATTTACTAGGGTCGTTTCAGTGTCTGAAGGAGAAATAGCTCGACACGTTTACTGCTTCACCGAGCCAAAAAACCATTCCGGAATCTTCAATGGAGTTCTAACAGCCCAGTGCGGCGAGCAGCCGCTCGGTCCTCACGCTGCCTGTCTCCTAGGTTCCTTCAATATGGTCAAGTACATCTCGTTCGAGACCGCTGTTGCAGCGCTCGACGTGACTCAGTTCGTAGAGGACATCAAGGAAGTGGTGCCTGCTATGGACAATGTGATTGACCAATCGCTCTTTCCCTGGCCTCAGCAGATGGCCATGGCGCAAGACACCCGGAGGATGGGCCTGGGAGTCACCGGTCTCGCTAATGCGATCGAGACCCTTGGATATTCGTACGGGTCCAAGGAGTTCATCAAGCTCCAGGACTACATCCTATCTCTGCTCAAGGAGACGGCCTACAGAACTTCCATCGAACTAGCCAAGAAGAAAGGCCCCTTCCCCTTGTTCGATAAGGAGAAGTATCTTCAAGGAGCGTTCATCCAGACTCTCCCAATGGACATCCAAGAGGGAATCGCCAAGCATGGGATTCGAAATTCACACTTGACCTCCATCGCCCCAACTGGCACGATCAGTCTCTGCGCCGACAACGTCTCGTCGGGCATCGAGCCTGTGTTTGCCTATCGAATCGACCGTAAAGTCGAGACCTTCGATGGGGCTGAAGTCCACGAAGTAGAAGACTACGCCTTCTCTGAGTGGGGTGTCATGGGCAAGACCGCTGATCAAGTCACTGCCCAAGAGCATATCGACGTGCTCGCCACCGCCAACCGCCATGTTGATTCCGCCGTTTCCAAGACTTGCAACGTCACCGGAGACATGCCCTGGGAAGAGTTCAAGCAACTCTACATGCAAGCCTGGGTTCGTGGATGCAAAGGCTGCACCACCTACAACGTTGACGGCAAGCGCGGCGCTATTCTCAAGGCTAAGAAAACAGAAGACCCTGTTGGAGCCTGTTACATTGATCCCCAAACTGGCCGAAAGGAGTGCGAGTAATGAAAGCTCGTGAACTAGTTGAGATTCTCACTGACGGCGATCCCGAAGCCGAAGTGATCATGTCTCTTGATGAAGAAGGAAACAGCTACGCAACGATCGATTACGTGTCCGAAGGGGTTTGGAACCGTGAGACCGATGATGTCGTAGATGACGAAGACAAAGGAATCCCCGCTGTAGTGCTATTTCCCCTATGAACTCTGAAAGACATATGATGATCGACATCGAAACACTGGGCAACAGCCCAGGATGTGCGATCAGACAAATTGGTTGGGCCGTTTTCAACTGTACTGGAGGCGACGCTCTCGCTTCTGGCAAGATCATCGTTGATCCCCAGTCGTGTTTCTCCGTTGGTCTGCAAGCCAATTGGGACACGATCTCCTGGTGGATGAAACAGTCAGCCAACGCCCGCAACTCTCTCACGCAAGGCGAGGGTGTCCCCCTTCCCGTCGCGCTCGAGGAGCTGTCCAACATCTACATCGAGCACGGTGTAAATGGAAACACTTGGGCCAAACCGCCCCAGTTCGACATCTCGATCCTGCAGTTCTGCTACGACGTGATGGGTATGGACTCTCCGTGGGTTCACTACAAGATTCGCGATCTCCGCACCTTCTACGACATCGCTGAGTTTGATGGCAAGCGTTACCAACCTGAGGTTCCTCACGATGCCGAGTATGACGCCATCGCTCAGGTCCAGAACCTTCAACACGCCTGGCGTATTTTGGACGCACGGAGATGATTTTTCATCGAAACAGCTCTTCTGCTTCTCCTTCAATTAGATTAACTGTCTTTACCATTGTTTCCTCAAGTGGATATGAATGGGTTCAAATTAATGGACAAGGAGTTTATTCTTGGTTTCAAAGACTAGACTCACAGCATGTATTCATAGGAAATCAATATGAGTAACCGAACCCGGTCTTGGAGAAAGTTCGACTATTCCTATGGAATCACTCTATCCGCATCTCAGTTCGAGACTGCCTTTGGAGACTATGAGCCCGAGACAAAGAGTCGCGGCTGTACTCGCCAGTGGTGGTTCGAGAAGGTTCACCGTCTCCCTAAACCTGCCTTCAAACCTCATCTTCTAGGAGAAGTTCTTCATGAAGCGTGTGAAAGGTATTTTGAGAGACGTGATGATCTTTGGCCTGATGGCTGGGATAGTGCTCTCGACTTTGCTGACAGCGGTCTCGTCCAGTGTCTTGTGGAAGATGCAATCGAAAACCAAGTCTTGCTACGGTCGGGCCAGGATCAGATTGAAGCGGCTATTCAGGTCCAAATTCTCCCGGACAAAGCCGCGAGCTTGATTGGTTACGTTGATCTTCTCCGTCGAAACGAGATCCAAGATCACAAGACCATCAAAGACAAGAAGTGGGCGAAGTCCGAAGAGGATCTGAAACGCAACATCCAGCTTCTGCTCTACGCCTGTGCTCTTTTGAAGATGCATCCTCCGGTGACGCACGTCATCCTCCGGCACAACTACTTCGTCAAAGACCCCCGGGAACCTCATACCTTCAAGGTGGAGACGACGGTCTCGAGAGAGTACTGTGACAACTTCTGGAACAACTTCATCGTGCCTTCCACGAGAGAGTTGTTGGACCTGAAGAGGGCTCGTGTCCCGCTTGAGAACTGGCGAACCATCCCCGCCGCTGAACGTGAGACCACTTGCAAGAAGCGCTACGGTGGTTGCGTCTTCGATGAAATCTGCAACGGCCCGACGACCCCGAAGGAATACGTGGAGAAGATCGAAAAGGAAAACGCTGAGCTGTGACCCAACTCCCCCTTCCCTCCCTCGCCCCCCGAGGATCGTGACTGGGAAAC